GGTAGAAGAGCGAGTAGCAATACTGCACAAGCTCTATATGATCCGACGAGGTGTCGGATCGGTGTTCCAGCGAGGTGCTGGACAGTTCACGAAATGTACTATTACAAGTGGACAATTTAAATTCATCATTGGAGGTGTAGCTGCCGTTGCTGTTGGTTATTATATACATAACAACGTTAATAACGAAGATCTCAAGCAAGCAGCATTCAACACACGAATTGGCAATAAAGTTTACAGTTGGATAACTGATAAAGTATCCACGAAACTAGGACCTGACAACAGACAACAGGTCAAAGACATCGTAATGCGAATGTCTCACAGCCAACCAAGAAACCACAGCCACCCTAACGCAGCGCGTGTTAGATGCAAAGCAAACATGTTCATGCAACAAGCATGCATGATGCTTGGACGAAGGAGTTACAACTACCAACTCAGTCCAACACAGCAGCGTTTACAGAATGCTGGGTGCCGTACCATATATTGTGCCAAGGATCTACAAATGGCCTACCAGGATAGTTCGCTCTTACGAGACGATATTATCGTGATGACCGACGTAGATTATTACCTTGACATGACTAATGTGTTGCAAGGCAACCCTGTTCTGATTTATACGTTCGTCCCACTCGAGGTGTCTGGGTCAACGGAGGATGGTATATACTATACACATTCAGACGACACCGTGGAAACGGTGACAAACGGCGGTTCCAGATACAGACATCAACTCTGGGACTACGATGACGACCATTTAGTCATCGACACGTGGAAAGGCTCATACATATACTTGATAGAGCAGCTACGCGTGACCGAAACAAGGCGATTGATATATTTCAACCCTGTTCGGTTCGTACCGTTCGTCTTTGGATGGATATTGCCTGGCAGGAGGCTGAGACGGCGCCAATTCAATAAAGGCGGCGTAATGTATAGTAGGTTTACAAAAACCAATGATGAAGGAGTAGTGGAATTGTGGCATAGCATGGCTTATGCCGAGGAAACACCAGCGTGTACCATACGATCGGACACGTTTCAAGCAGCACACATACGATTGTGCTCTAATAAAACCCCCCATATATCAGACGTGGAACGTTATTTCTCCACGCACAAAGTTGAAAACACACTACATGCTGCAACTTTGTTTTTCGACATCTACAATAGATGTCCGGAGGTTTTCGGCGTCAAGCCAAATATGGTCACTCCTTGTGTCATACAGAATGACACACATTCCTACCAATCAGTAGATGGGTTAGTTTCCGAAGACGGGAAACCGACCATGCGGGCAATCTGGCCGGGATACGGTAAAGGTATCGCGTTCTCACCGGTTAAGTCGTACAACAACGACAAAGCATGCCTGAAGGGAAGGATGGAAGACGTAAAGAATCGTCGATATCCTATCCCACCAATCTACTATTCGTATTTGCACGAACTAGTTGGCTTGATGGTGCCGCCCGAGAGGATGGGCATCATCACCCCTATGTCCTACGAACAAATCTGGGACCAGTTCGACAAAACTACTCAGCGTGCCAAACTAGCACAAGCAGACTTCTCTATGGAGGGTAAAGTATCTGTTAGATCATTTCAGAAGGTGGAGGCTTATGGTAAGCTAACCGCCCCTAGAAATATCAGCACATTACCCATGTCCCATAACGCCACGCTCGGCCAATTCACCATACCAATTATGACCCACATATACAAAGAGTGTCACTGGTATGCCTTTGGCAAACATCCACGACACATATCCCAGTTATTATACGAAAAATCACGGGGTACAGTGTCAGCGACGGCGTCTGACTTCACCAAATTGGATGGCTCCATTCAGGAATTTTTCCGTGATGGTTTCGATATGGTCGCTTTTGCGGCCGTAAACAGGGACTACCATGCTGAATGGTTGAGGATATCCAAGAAAGAGAGGAATGCCAAGTGCAGAACAGCCCATGATATAACTTACCAATCCGACGCCACAGTGTTGTCAGGATCTTCGATGACCAGTTTACTCGGTACATTCGTCAATGTGGTAACGAACTATATCGCCTTGCGGACCCAATACGGGCCGCCAGAAGCATGGGCTAAGTTAGGTTTATATGGGGGGGACGACGGAGTAAGCTTCGATGTCCCGGGTACATGGATTACCAAGACAGCAGCGAAATTAGGTCTATTGTGTGAAACTGAGGAGGTTGCCATTGGCAACCCTATCAAGTTTCTAGGGAGAATATACCCTGATATATGGACAACACCAGCATCTATGGCGGACGTGAAGCGACAAGTGGGGAAACTACACTTGACCAGCTCTCCAAAGATCGTCCCCGATTGGCTGGTGTTGTACAGGAAAGCACAAGGCCTAAGGTGCACTGATGAGAACACACCATTTTTAACAACGTGGTGTGACGCAGTAATGCGTATTGTCAGAACGCAGCTGAGCGAAGAACCCGAAACCCATAAATACTGGCATTTGACTAAAGCTGACCAATCGTATTGGAGTAAGTATCAGACGCCCTTCGAACCACCTACCGACATCGAGCACATCCGCGGCATAATAGCTGAAGAGATGAACTTGACCACGGCAGAATTGGTGGATTACGAAAGGCGGGTTGCAGAGGCCCGAACACTCGAGGAACTGCAATTTGAAGATATGATACGGAAACCCGCCAAGGTTGGTATCAATGCAATAGTCAACGGGGAAGTCATCACAGCGAATGACAAGAAAGACGTACAAGCGGAAATATTGAAAGCGCAACAACTAAAAACATCGTTGTGCCGTTTCATGCGGAGAGGTAACAAGTGCCCCTACCCACATTGCAAATACTCTCATAGTATTGCTAAGGTGGATGACACTCCTCCACCGCCGCCACCGCCACGGAAAACACCGCCACGCGCAACGACGCGTGCCGATAAGACGTACGCCAAAACAAATCCGCCACCCAAACCTAACAGGGCGACCACTCAACGGACCACGGGACCAGTAGGCCCCGAAACTAGACCACCACCACGGGCACCGGCCACAACTAAGACCGCACTAACGCCCACCAGAGCCCCACCACCAGTCGGGCCACGGTCTAGTAGGGCAGCAATGAAGCCAACACCGCCACCACTCATATTGGTGAAGCCACAGGTGTACACCAACTCAAAGCTGACCCCCCCGACCCCGGTCCCTACGCCCAAAACGAGCACGCAAAGAAGTAATAGTACAGATTCATGGATGACAACAACAATAGTGTCATCCACCAAGAGCAATCAACGCTCAGGACGGCGCGAGGTGCGACGTCCCGTGAACTAGGCAACCACGCCTGCCCGTGGTGCTAAACGTAAATATAAATAAATTTTAAATAAATTTAAACAACATGCAACCAAGCAAGTCTAAGAACGCGAATCGCAAACGCAAAATTCCTAGCAACCATATACGCAAACCTTTCAGCAACGCAAGTGTCACAGTCACCAAAGCACCAGTCGCAAAGAATGTTAGAACTAAGAAACCTGGCCCTAAGATTATACCGGTTGGTAGCGACATTATCGTCACCAATAAGGAATATATTGGCGATGTTACTTCAGCTAATGCTAGCTTTCTTATTAATAGTTTTAATGTCAATCCTGGTCTATCAGGCACGTTCCCCTGGTTATCGGCGATTGCTAATAGGTTTGAGTCTTATATCTTTTCTGATCTACGCTTTATCTATGAACCCATTTGTCCTACTTCGGTTCCTGGTTCCGTTATGATGGCCATCGACTACGATGCCCTCGACTCACCACCAGCAAATAAAGTGTCGCTCATGTCTTTTAAAGGTGCATCACGAACATCCCCTTGGGATCGGACTGATTTTAATGCTAGAACTATCGATTTGCGCAAGTTCGGAATTCAGCGCTATGTGCGCTCCGCAGCTGTGGTCGGTGATCTTAAAACCTATGATGTCGGCAACCTTGTTGTTGCTACACAAAACACACCTGCTACTGCCACTACTCTTGGTGAACTTTATGTTCAGTACACAGTGCGTCTCTATACACCGCAGATCACTACGGGTTCTTCATCGTACAACTCATCTGCAACCGAAGCAGCCTCACAATGGTCTTCTATTAAGATCCCTGCAGGAACTGCTCTCCCGTCACTCATTGGTGAGTATAGAGGATCAGGACCTAGCCCGCTCGCTTGGCTCGACCCAAGCAATGCAGCCGCTAGAATCACAATGTTCTTAAATCTCAACAATTTGCAGAACTTCCTGTTGTCCATTAGAACTTCTTCAAGCAATTGGCCAGCAGGAGGCGACCCACTCAGGATGTTTAACAACATCCGATGGGACGGTGACAACACCTTACCAACGCTCACCGGATCAGCCAAAGTGTTGACCAAAGGATTTACTGAACGCAGTGTTACAGGTGAATTTGTGCGCACCTACCTGGTACAACCCAAGTCAGGTGCTCAAAACGGGTCCTACGGAGGGGGCATAATGCCGCTCCAGTTCATACGACTCGACGCCGAGTATCAGTTAGAAATTGCAATTATACCTGTGATGGCTAACTACACTGGCGCTAACACCACCATCACCACCACTGGTACAGACTGGGCATACCCACAAGTGTACATACCATCATGGACTGCTACTGCTGCCAGAGCCGACGGGACGAAAGTTCTCGTCGACGAGGTCAACAACATCCGCAGACCTGGCCCTGACGACGACGGTATTGAAACGGACACACCAATCACGCGCAGCCAATCGAAATCTAAGTTTCGTTGGTAAAGCCGCGTAACTCGTTCCGCACGTCGACGTCACAAATTTTAAATATATTTGTTAATACGTTTAGCAACCACCCCACCGGTAAGGTCCAG